AACGGGCCGAGAGGCTCACTACCCCGTTCTCAAGATCATGCAAACCGTCGCTCTCTTCCGGCTCTTTGAACAAACCCCCGATGGGGCCATTCGCCAGTGTGGCTTCACTGGCCCAGACCATGAAGAAGCCCTGCTCTGGCAAAAGGAAATGCAGCAGTGTTTCCCGGCCAATCGCCACTGGATACGACCAGTGTTCAATCATGCAGGTGCCTAATCACCAGCACAACAGCGGCAAGCCTCCCAAGCGGAGGCTTAAGCCGCAAGCCCTCAGGGCCGCTAGAGCCCGCAGACAAGCCCTTCTGAAGCAGCTTCACCATGCAAGACGCAATCAACATCCTGGCCATCAGCAACAGAGGCCGTAGCCGCATTGGCACCACCATCACCACTGCCATTGTTGAACAAGATCACCATGACAAGCTATTCATCGTGCTGCCGCAGTTCAATCAATGTCGATGGATAAAGAAAACAAACGATCCTGATTTTTGCATTATCGGAGAAGACCAATGATTCGTTCAGTGTTTTATTTTGCTTCTGAAGATGGCTATGAAGATTATGCTCTCACCATTGAAGAGCGTGATCAGCTAAAGACCATCTACGAAGCCGCTGGCACCTCGTTCATCATCAAGACACTGCCAAGCGATGAAGAAGACTACGAGCCCCTTTACGAACCTTTCTGAACCATGAAAACCACTATGCGCCCCAAGGCAAGAGCGACCGTCCGCACCTTTCAAGACAATGGCCCCTACTTCTCTGCAACGAAGGGCTGCTACCAAGCAACGAGCCTTAAAGAGCTTCTGTTCCACACCAGACTGGCCATGGGAGACCGGGAAGATACCATTGCCATCTTTGATGCAGAAGGCTCTTGCAAGGGCCTCTGGAGGCTTTCTATGGAAGGGCATGTGGACAGCGCTGGTGATAGCATTGTCGACCACGAAGGCTACGAGCTGATGCGCCCTGATACGAAGGAGCAATGGATGTGGAACAAGCTTGTGGAGGAAGTGAAATAATGGGCACTAACTATTTCTTGCATGCTCCTGCTTGCGAGCATTGCGGCAAGGAACCAGAAAAGCCCCTACACCTCGGTAAGAGTTCTACGGGCTGGTGCTTTGGCTTGCACGTATATCCTGAGCTTGGTTTAGACAATTGGGCCACTTTATGGAGCTACATTCATTACAAAACAGAAGAAGAATACTATGAAATTAAAAATGAATATGGTGATGCCATTGATCCTGCTCTTTTCTTTTCCATTGTTTGGGACAGGAAAGGACAGCCAGAAAAGCTTTTCGACAAGAAATGGTTAGCAGACAATCACGCTACGATTGGCCCTTGTGGGCTTGCCAGGCATGCCTTATATCCTGGCCATTGCATTGGCCATGGTGGCGACGGCCCTTTTGATTATATTGTTGGAGACTTTGAATGATTCTCATTGACTATTTCACTGAAGCTTGCTGCAAAGGCACTGAGCTTGTGGAAGGCTGGTACTGGTATGAAGACGATGGGGATGATGTGGGAGGGCCGTATAGAGACGAAGAAGCCGCCATCACGGCGGCTCAGAAACAGGAAGGCTGGTGATTATGCGTTAGCATGGCAAAACGACGCGAGATGCCAGTCCCGCGCCGTTTCTAACCACTACCAAAAGGACGGTTTGGCCATGGCTACAGACAAGCATAGCAGCGTGCCCAAGGGATTCAAGGAGGTCCCAGGGTATGGCGGGCGCTATTTTATTAATGAAAACGGTGATGTTTGGAGCATTGCAATAGCAAAATTGATGAGTCAGCAACGGGACGAGAAGCATCCCTATCCATGGCTTTTATTGCGCTGCAATGATGGCAAAAATCGAACCATAGCTGTGCATCGCATGATGGGGCGTACGTGGCTTGAATTACCTCCCGGACCTATTGGCTCAAAAAAAGGACAGTATTGTATTAACCATAAAGATGGTGATAAATGTAACAATAATGTGGCAAACTTGGAATGGGTGACTTGTGAAGAAAACGTTCGACATGCCTGGACAAATGGCCTCAACCAATCAATAGGGGAGAATTCCCCCGTCGCAAAATTAAACTCTATTGAAGTTCGTCAAATACGAAAAGACTTTATTGATGGCAAATCGTTATCCAGCCTTGCTAGTGAGCACAACATGAGCATACAGGGAATTCATGACATTTGTCGATTCAGGAGGTGGAAGACTCAGGATGCAGACTTGCTTGTTGCCATGAAACAGCGATCGTCTTCAGTCTTTATTGATAGGCTAATCGAAAGGGAATTAAACTCTTAATTACCGGCTAGCTTCGTATAGTAAAAAATTACTACCGGCTAGGGTTGTATAGTAAAAAATTACTACCGGCTAAGGTTGTATTATGCTCTTTTTGTTTTTTATGACCTGGCACGCATAGACGCATAAATAGTACGTTTGTACTAATATAAGCTGAGCTTGTCATTCCGGGCCGATCCATAAGCTGCGCTTATCATATAAGCTCCGCTTATGATTCTGGCTCGACTGATCAGCATCGCTTATCCGATAAGGCATCCTGATCGTTCCAAGCCGAACCATCAACATTCCTGATCATATAGGGCATCCTGATCGTTCCTGGCCGATCCATCAGCATCCCTTATAGAATCAGGCATCCTAATCAGTACGGTTCGCCGATCGACAATAGGGGCCTTTATTGTCCGGTTTCCTAGTGGGGAATGGCGGATTCTGGCCGGACTGATCCCCGGTTTGCCGATCGACAATTGTGGGTTACAGGATGCGACAATCGGGCTCAGTCTCGCGGGTCTCATGGTATGGGCGGCATCCATCGCGCCAGGTGTGATCGCTGCAGGTACCCTATGGGGCCCCGTGGTGTCAACACAACGGCGCGGATTGGTGGCCACCTTTCAAACCGTCACACCATGGGGATGCGTTGCAAGATGCCAGTCCTTATGCTTCCGTCAGCGGCTGAGCGATCGGCCGCTGTTCACTTGCAATCCATCCCGTGATTCACTCCCTCTCCCTCTCCTGCCGGCTCGCGGCGCTGTTCGGCGGCGCTCTGCTGGCCACCGTTGCGGCGTCCCTGGCCGTTGAAGACCAGCGCCGCTTCCTCTCCTGCCGTGCTAGTGGCGCTAGCACTGACGCCTGTTTGCTGCAGATTAACGGCCGCTGATTCTTTATTCTTTATTTCCTATTCTTTATTCTCTCCAAAACCATGCTTGCCACTATCAACACCCGCGCTAAGTTTCCTGCCGATATTGCAAACTTTGCAAAGGCCCATGGCATAGACTATAAAGCTTTATTGTCAGTCAATCCTAAAACTGAAAAAAGCAAAGTTCAAACCTACATCCTGCATCTGACGCCCGCTGATACATCCGGCGTGATTAACGTTTGCACTGGCGCCGGTAACTGCCGCAAAGTTTGCTTGCACTTTGCAGGCAACCCGGTGTACATGACAAACAAACAAACAGCAAGAATTCGCCGAACCGTAGCATTTGCGGCCAATAAAAGGATTTTTATGTTGTTGCTACTTTGCGCGATCTTGGAAAAAATTAACAAACACGCTAACGAGCCTATTGCGCTTAGGCTCAATGGAACCAGTGACATCCCATGGGAGGAAATAGACTTTACGATCGATAATGAGTTTGCTAGGTTCTGTCGCGTTAAGTTTGGGGCTGTGCTACCAGTTGGTCAGCGTAACATCTTTGAAATTTTTAATTTCATGCGCAGCGTTACCGGGGAAGATGTTACTTTCTATGATTACACTAAAATTAAACGTAACTGGGCAGAATGTAAGCGCTTGGGCTATCACCTTACTGTTAGCTACGATGGCGCCGATAACGTTGCCAATCATAAGATCGTAGCTAGCGCGTTAGCTTCTGGCGTTAACGTTGCTGCAGCCTTTGCAATCAAAAAGGGTCAGCCTTTGCCCCCGGTCGCATACATAGCGAACCGTAGTTTCAACGTGGTTGATGGTGACCTTACTGATTATCGGCCGGCCGACCCTAGCGGTTACCATATCGTAGGGTTGCGGTTTAAGCTCCCCCACGGCATTGCATACAGCGCAGCAGAGCGCGACGCGTTCTGTCTTGACGGCCATGGCATGACGGCTGCCCTTAAGCCTGTCTAGGGGGCTTCCATGGCCCTTAGGTTGATGGTCGACCGTAGACCCTGCCGATAGGTGGGGTCTTTTTATTATCTGAATGGAGAGTTAATCTCGACATTTGACGTCGGAATTAAAATTTTTAATTATCACAAACTATAAAACGGTATCAACGGCTACAGAATTAGCGGCGGATTGGTGGTAGATTGACTGCAGCGCAGTAGCACGGCAAAATATTTTACGGGGGTGCGGGGTATCCCAAAATTGATGACGGGATATTTTCAAACGACTTTTTCTGCCCAATATTTACACCCACCCCAACAATTTACGCACGTGCTTGTAAAGCTAGTGCGCACTGCGCGAACGATCTAGTCTGCAATGCATTGGAGTGAGCGCATTAAGATTGTTCGTACCAAGGAAAGGCTTACGAGAAGAAGCCGCCCAAAGCGGCGTAGATTAATGCCTTTCCCATAGATTTTTCTTAGTAATGCCGTTATGGCATAAATTATTGCTTAATTTTTATTTTTCTATTGCTGCTGCGCACACTTTCAGCGGCTCGAGGCTATTTACGAGCATTTAAGCAGAAGAAGAAAGTCGTTTAGGAGATGGTTGTTAGAAGAGGCCCTTGGAACAATCGCCTTGGGGGCTTCTGCGCGTATCGGGCCTCTGCGAAGGGAGCTTGTGAAAGCTTTTCGAGAGGGCCAGGAGGAAGGTCGCTTGAAACAATCGCCTTGGGGGCTTCCTTCGCGAGGCGACCTTCCTTGCAGCGTTAACAACCATCGTTAACTATTTCAGGCGGCTGCTGCGCCTATGCCTATCATATATCGGCCTGTGGGTCTTCTGCGACGGTTTTACTAGGGTTTTGGGCAATGAAGCTTAAAAATTAAAGAATTTCTTAACAATTCAATTGGGAACAAAGCGGCTATGCTGAAGCTTGCCTGAGAAGCCATGAGCTACCACGACCCCTTTGAAACGGTTTCGGAAGTACGTTCCGTATGGCGCATCCACACGCCCAGCAGGCGCTATAAGAACAAAGTGCTAGCAGTGTTTGAGAAGCTCATGCAACTGCCCAAAGCCAGCTTTTACAAAACCAGCTTTCCAAGGTACGATGGTTATCAATTTGACCTTCTTTCCTTTTCCATTGATCATGGGGAAGAAAGCTTGTCTTCTTTTTACCCTGACTGGTAATGACTTATTCTCTTGAGGAGCTTTGTCGCCTCGCCACTAAATACGCCCTGTGTCCTGAAATGTCTGAACCTTCCCTTTCTGAGCTGAAGAAGCGCTTTGCTGGTTTTGAATGGTGCGCCGATAAAGCCACTGCCGCTGCTTTTGGTTATTACGCCGCCATGGAAGAAGCCAATGGCAGGAAAACTGTTACGAAAGATATTTATGAGCAATGCTCGTCAGTAGTGGAAGAGACACTAGAAGGGAAAATTGATTCGCTAGAAGCTACGGACAGAATTCTCACTCTTGTACATTGCTGGCTTTGCGAAGAAATGATGGAAGACGAAGAAGAACTAGAGCAGCTTGATCTCCTGTTTGGCCCCTTTTTGATCAGCAAAGATTTTGTTGAGAAATACTTAACGGATTAGTCTCTGTAAAACATTGAAGCGGCATGCAGCACGCTAAAGCCTTCTAAATTGAGCCTCTGAAGACGTTCGGGATAGAAGCAGGCAAGGCGATGATCTTCCATGTCTTTGTTGCGCAATGCCAAACGCAAATCACGATCATCCACGCTGCAAGCGCTGAAAGGCTTTTTGAGAATGGTTTTCACAAAATTAAAGGTGCTCTCAAACAATTCTGGCGAATAGAGCTTTGTTGCTCGGCTATACACTGTCATATACCTTTCCATTGTCAAACGATTGCCAATGGCATAAAGGTCGCAAATGTCGTTGCCATGAGCCCCTTCATGCTGCCATAATTCATCTTCGGGCTCTGGCCCCTCGCTTCTTTTATCTCGCCAGCCCTGTTCCCACCATTTACGATGCTGCTCGCAGCAAGCTAAACAGCCTCCTCCGCCTCCTGGATGCTTATGCACTGCTTCGTTAGAGGCAATGAGCAAACGAGCAAAGCGAGGGTCTTCGGAAAGAAAAAATTCTCTTTTGTCCCAGCGCTTAGGCTCTATATCAAAACGAAGCTTAACAATGGTGGAATGCTCTATGTCATTTTCTTTTTCCCATTGAACCATTTGCTCATAGCTGCGCTGCATGGAATAGATCTGCATGCCAATGTGCTTCTTTGCGGCTTGTTTGTCCAATAGAAAGGCTCGTTCAGGCAGTACTAATTGAGCTTCCGCTTGTTCTTCATCCTCAAAGCAATAGTTCTTAAAAGGAAGCGCGTTAATCATTTCTTGCTTGCCTTCCAAAGGCACCTTCACATAGGAGCCTTCAATGCGCTGCCTTCCTCGTTGCTCCACTTGACAATCCACCGTCCAAGAATGGAAAAAGCAATTGACAATGGCGCCATCAGCCTCGAGCGCATCAATTAGTTCCCGCCATCGTCCTGCATGCTTCATAAAGCTACGCTTATGGCCAGAAAACAACAGGGCAATGTACATTGTGCGATTGTTAATTTTCTAGCTTTGTAGCCAATCCTACTCTCCCCCCATTGTTTCTTTTGATAGCGTGGAAGGATTAAGCTTTGGTGCCATGCTAGATGATCTGCCAATGCCTTTCATGGCTGGAGCGATTAAGCTTTGGCCTGTTCATAGCCGCCCTGGCTATCAATGGTTCATTGCTTACGGAGGTAAGCCGTATTATTTCCGTACAAAAAGCGAAGCGTTGCTTTTTGCTAGGGATCAGCAAAGTGGAAGTGATGCTGAAGGGCTTTGCGACTGAGCTACAGTAAGGAGTGTTCGTTCGGCCCGCGCAAAGCGGGCTTTGTTGTCTCATGAAGCTCAAAGAAAGCGCAAAGTGCGAAAAGATTGCTCGAACTGGACGAGTGGAGAGCTGGTTAAATGATCCTGAGGGGCGCTTGGCCGTGAGTTGCACGGTGTTCGTCGTGGAAGATTCAATGGAAGGGCCAGATGGCATTGAGCAATCGTGGCGCTTTGTTTCCCATGGCCTTCGTAATGGCGCTGGCGTGGCAGTGCATCTTTCCAA